GATCACGCCGGGCTCACGGAGAGCCTGGGCGGCCTGGCGCAGCTGGGTGGCGGTCATCGGCAGTCCGGGCAGGGCTCCGGGGGTGCCTTGGTGACGCGGCGGTGCGTGGGGAACAGCGCCCAGAAGCAGCCGCAGGCCCGGCAGTAGCGGATCACGGGTTCCGTCCTCTCGTCTTCTCCACCTGACGGCACGCGGCCTCGTGGTAGCGGGCAGCGGTCACGGAGCCGCAGTTGGTGCGGCAGATCGGGCAGTACGAGTCCCGGGTGTTGCAGGGCACGCAGCCCGGAGGGCAGCGCTGCGGCTGATCGCAGTGCGTGCACAGGGCTGTCCCGTTCGACTGGGTCCCGCAGGAGCAGATCACCGCTGCGTTCCGCGCTGCTTGGCCTGCACGTCCCGGGCGACGAGGTCCCTCACATACTCGGAGCGTCCCTGGGGGCCGCGGGCCAGGTCGAGGGCCGCCACACCATCTGGGGTGAAGCGGACATGGACGGTGATCGTGCGGGCCTGACGGCCATCAGACTTGCGAGGCATGAGCCCATGCTCCGGGCTGGGGTGTCACGCGGAAACACGCTCCAGAAGCGCCCGGATGTGGTCGAGCTCGGCGGCCTGGTTGCGGCAGGCGGCGTGGATGAGCGCGTTGCCCGACAGGTCATCCCACTGCTCATCCGCCTGCGTGAGTGCGGCCGGCCAGTCGCTGGTGGTGTAGAGGGCGCCGTGGCCGGCGGCCTCCCGGATGCCCGGCAGATCCGACGCGACGACGGGGATGCCGCGGGCGCCGGCTTCGGCGGCCACCATGCTGTAGGACTCATGTTCGGACGGGACGAGGAGGATCCGGGTCTGCGCCCAGACTGCGTCGAGATCGCCATGCTCGACGACGTCCACGTTGGGCAGCGCCTCCCGTTGGTCCTGGGAGCCGTAGCCGCCCTCGACGGCGATGAACCGCCGGTCCGGGTACGCGGCCGCCAAGTCCCAGAAGACGCTCGAACCCTTCGCGTGGGTCAGGTTGATCAGCGTGATCGCGTCCCCACCCGTGACCGGTGCCGCCGGCGCGATCGGGGGATGCAGCACGACGGCGCGGATCCCCAGGGTCGAGCTCAGGACGTCACGCATGTGCCGGGTGTTCGCGATCATCAGGCTCGCGCCCCTGGTGTGAGCGGTGCGCAGATCCAGCAGGGTCGGCAGCTGCATGTTGTGCGCCCACACGGCCAGCGGGGAGCGGGGCCACAGGGTGCGGGCCTTGACGCCCAGGCCGGCGTTCGCGATGACCACGTCAGCGGCCGGCTGCGGACTGGTCGCGGTCTGGACACGCACCCCATCCAGCTGTGTGCGGGGCACCTGTGTCGTGGTCCGCGCCGTCACCGTGTGCCCCGCGTCGAGCATGTGACGGTTGAGGGCGTGGAGGGCGAGCTCGGCGCCGATGCGTCGCGTCGGCGGGTACGACAGGGTCAGGGTCGCCACGCGCATAGGTCATGGTGCGGCGGGGGGTGTCAGCCCTGGTAGGACCCCGGCCAGGACGCTGCGTAGTGATGCCAGCCGAACGCCCACGGATGCTCAGCCCGAAGATCGTCGCTGCAGTGGGGGGTCTTGTCTCGCCAGTGCACCGGGTAGAACGAACCCGTCTGGGGCCGCCAGGGGATCACCACCGAGACGGCTGTCTGCGTGCCGCCACTGTGACCGTGGGGGTGTCGCCCTAGTGGGCCATGTCGGCGAACCGCGAGTAGTGCAGCTGATGCACCAGCGTCGCGGTCCCCGTCGGGCCGTTGCGCTGCTTCGCCACCGTGAGGTCGATCTCCCCGGCCCGTTCACAGACCGGGTCCTCCACGTCCAGGCGGTGCAGCATCACCGCGACGTCGCAGTCCTGTTCGAGTGACCCGGTCTCACGCAGGTCCGACAGGACCGGTGGTTCCGCCTCATGGCCCTGGGGCTTGCGGCGCACCTGCGCCGCGGCGACGATCGGCACCCCAGTCTCCTTCGCGGTGATCTTCAAGCCGCGGGACAGCTCCTCGAGGGCGAGGCGACGGTCCCGCACGTCCGGGTTCGTGCGGCCCAGCTGGAAGTAGTCGAACAGCACCACGACTGGCTTGTGCTGGCGGATCGACGCCCTGACGTCGCCCAAGCCCGCGGTCGGGCTGTCGATGATCGTTAGCGGCGCCGCGGAGAGGCGCTGCGACGCCTGCGCGAGCCGCCCCCACTCGTCCTCGGTGAGGATGCTGCGCTTGATGTGGTCCAGTTGGACGCGGCCCTCCGCGGCGAGGATCCGGTGGATGACCTCACGGGTCGACATCTCCAGGGTGTGCAGGACGACCGGCTGGTTCTGGTCGATGGCGACGTGGCGGGCGATGTCGACCAGGCACACGCTCTTGCCGACGCCGGGGCGGGCGGCCACGAGGATGAACTGGCCGGGGGCTGCTGGGAGGAGGATGCGGCCCAGGTCAGGCCAGGGCCAGGACCAGCCGGCGGTCTGGGTGCCTTCGATCGCGTCGACTGCGTCCGTGACCTGTTCGGGCAGGGTTGGGGCGTCTCCGATGGCTGACTGGCCGGCGGCGGCGAGCTCGTCGATGACGGTGTTCAGGAGGTCTTTCGGTGCGGCTTCCATGCCTTCGGCGAGGAGGATGCTGCGGGTCGCGGCGGTGACGATGCGGCGCCGGGTGTGGCAGTCGGCGACGATCCGTGCGTAGGCCCGGACGGCCTCTGATCGGCCCTCGCCGATGCAGTCCGGCAGGAGCGTTGGTGGTGCCTTCGTGAGGGTGCCGTCGCGGCGCATCGCTGCAGCGACGGTGATCGCGTCAACGGGGGAGCCCTGGTCGTACAGGCCGCGGATCGCGGCCCACGCCCACTCGTGTGGCAGGTGATGGAACGCCTCTGGGGTGAGGATGGCGCAGGCGTCACGGACTGAGGTGGGGGAGGTGAGGGCGGCGCCGATGACTGCTCGCTCAGCTGCGTGGTCGAACAGGTCAGCCACGGACCTGACCCGTCGGCTCGTCCAGGATGTGCGGCCCGTTGCACTTCCACGGCGTCACACAGTTCGGGCACATCAGGTCGTCGTCGTCGCACAGAGCGCCGTGTGCGGCTTCGGTCTCCATCGTCGGCCCAGTCTCGTCAGTGGCCTGCCCCAGCGCGGGCGGCGTGTACGTGGCACTCAGCACCACGGCCCGCCCGGCGTCAGTGAGTCCGGCGAGGATCGTGCGCTCGATGACGCCGCTCTTCCACCAGATGAGGCCGCGACGGCTCAGCACCTCGGCGACCCGAGAGTGCCGCGCCTCGAACGTCCACGTGTTCTCGCCACAGCGGTACCGCCCGGCGAGCACCTCCATGAACAGGTCCTCTGTCGGCGTCAGCGCCTGCTCCTTCACGTCGGGGGTGGTCATCGGGACGCCTCCCAGCGCACGAGCGGGGCGCTCCAGGGCAGGTACAGCGGGTGTCGGGGCGCTCCGGCCAGCGTCGTCCCGAGGCAATGCAGCCGCGGGGCGAGGTGGGGGATCGAGAGCACCTGGGCGACCCGGTCAGGGCGGGCGTTGGCGCCCCATGCGGCGAGGATCGGGACGCCATCGACTGCCGCGGCCCATGCCTCCTCCGCGATGACCTGGTCGTTGTCCGGCCCCACGGGATCGTCGGCGCGCCACAGGTCGGCGGGCTTCGTGGCTCGCTTGGCGTAGAGGTTGACGACCGTCAGGTGCATGTACCCGAGGCGTCGCGTGAACCCGATCACCCGGCGGATCGTCGGGTCATCCAGCTGGTCGTCGGCGGTGGACGGGTTGAGCATGATCCACAGCAGCGTGGGCTGGTGGATGGCGAGCTTGTCGCTGACGTCCGCGTCCGAGCGTGTGAGCCGGTACCGGTACCCCTCCTGCGAGACCACCGTCGTGCGCTCAGCCACGATCCGCCTCCCGCTCATCGGACGACGCCACTCGTGCCAGCCACTCGGCGTTGGCGGCTTCACGGCGGGCGAGGTACGCGACGGCCAGCGGGTCGTCGGTGCACTCGCGCGCCCACTCATCCGCCTGGTCGACCCCCACGCCCTCGTCGTCCCAGTAGCCGTCGAGCCAGGTGATGACGGCGCCGAACACGGGGAGGCAGGGCTGGCAGGTCAGCCAGTCGTAGAGGTGGCCGTCGTAGATGTTCGTCTGCCGGTCGTAGGTCTCTCCGGGCTCGATCCGGCTGCCGCAGAGGTCGCAGCGGTGGGC